AAGCTTGGGGATGTACCACGCTTACTAAAGTTCATAGCTTCCAAAGAGGCCAAGGTAGCTTCCATATCGGACAAACCTTGTTTGATAAAGCTGTTGTAAGAAGTTACACGAGAAGAAGCATCGCCCATCATAGCTACGTGGTCTAGATAAGCCATCGCTTTGCTCCAGCCGGGTTTGCCGTCTATAACTTGCAGCATAGCTTTTTGCATAGAATCTGAAGCGCCACCAATAACTTGACCGCCCAAAATACCACGCTTCTTCAATAACAACTCACCCTCATTAACCCCACGTAGCATAGAGCCTAACTGCTTCATGTTATCAATAATAGGAATCGAATCAGCGCCAGTAGTAAATGCGTTTGATAAAGAGTCACGAGAGATTTGACGGACAGCGTAAGCTGGGTTCCTTGTAATAAAGCTGCGGAGCATACGTGCTGGGATACCAGCCATCTTAACTAGATTAGGAACTGAAACCTGTACGCCATCCATACCTTTTACAAGTAAGTCTGCGGGAATACCAATACTGTCAGTATCCACCACTGCATAGTGATCTTTGCCATCCAACATAAAGCGAATAGTAGAATCGTTAGCAGGACCTTTGCCTTCATAGATACCGGAGCCAAATTCTTTTCCATCTCTGCCTTTCTTCTTCTGTAACAAGCCTAGTTCTCTCAAACTAAACGCTACGTTACGAGTAGCTAGGTTACGCAATGCCATATCTGTTAGCATGCGTGTGTTTTGCAAAGAGCTAGTAAAGACATCAAGGATAGCGGTATCGCCGCCGACTAACTCATGTAGGTAAGGCTGATCTGTAATATTACCTATGTTAACTGTTGTAGCTCCGCCAATATCTAGCATCACTGAACCATCAGGGCGCACACGATAGAACGGCACATAGTCTTTAGCTTCTAGTAACTTAGCGCCAACTTCTTTAGAGAGGCGACCTGTCTTAACGGCAAAGTCAACCAAACCTTTGTTGTAATCGTTGTAGATTTTAGCGGCTTCTTCAAAAGCTGCTTTGGTTTGTGGGTCAGAGTTAATGCGGTTTACGACTCTATCCAGCATTGGCTGTGTAACTGATTTGTCAAAGTTCAATGTATCCAAACCAACACGCTGAGCACGTTTAGCCGCTAAGTAGAATGTAAACAATTGATTGGCAGCATCGGCATCACCAACGTCAGCTTTCTTAAGTGCTTGGGAAACCTTTAACAAACTAGCGCCGTCTTGGGATTCTAGGATGGTTTCTTTCTTACCATCAGCACGTTTTCTTTCCACTAAATCAATAGGGCCACCCGAAGCAATCTGAGCAGTCCAGTTAAGGTTTTGGTCGTGCATACGGAGGTAGTACATTAACTGTGTGCCAACTAGCGAATCTTTAAACTTCTCCGCTAATTTGTTAGCTACCTTCTCTACAGGAGCAAAGCGGTCAATGTAACGTGTACGGAAAGCTAGGCGGTTTTTCTCGGACAATATACCTGTAGGCTTCATAATATCGCTAGGTACTTTCATGCCACTAGCGGCTGCTTTAATCTTGTCCTTAGTGGTTTGATTCTTAGCAACAACTTTAGAAACGTCAGCCCCCAAATCAGCAAACTTACTGTTGTACTTAGGCTGGCTACGGAACTTAACTTCACCATTAGCCTCTACGCTAGCGCCGGGAGAAACCTTAAAGTCTTCACGAGCATCACGCAATAGCTTGTAAACGTCGTTGGTGTTAATGCGTAAATCAATACCCATCTTGCGTAAACCTGCACGCAACGCACCCATCAGGGCTTCAATAAACTCTTTAGCCTTACCAATAAACTCTTTAGTTGGGCGAGCTTCTGCTGTGTGCGCAATCATTTCTGATACTGCTGCAGCTTGAGCTTCTTCTTTAGTCTTGCCGGAACGTAAGGCAGCTAAGTAAGCGCCATAGGCATCGTCTTGAACACCTAACTTGCGTGCCAACTCCATTACACCGCCTTCTTGCTTAATTACTTTAGCGGTAAATGCAGCCATGCCTTCTTTGCCTAGAATACCCTCAACCCCTAAGTGACCTGTAACTTCGTGGGCAATGGTCTTTTCAACATCTTTAAGGTCTGCGTGGTTATTGGCTACAACTACAACTTTGCCATTAGCAGTAACGAAACCACGAATAGTATCAGGGTTATAGCCACGCTCACGAATGTAGGCTTTAATTGGCTCAGGCAACTTCTCCATCACAGTAAGCTTCAAGCCTTCCGGTAACTTAACACCGTCAACAACTTTCTGAACTTCTGCGTGGCTTAGACCTTCACCGCCATGAGCGGATTCTTCACGTGCACTAAAGCCATGTTTTAAACCTTCGGATATTTCCATGTAGTCTTCAAAACCTACATTAGCCTCACCAGCGTATTCTTTTTCAGAACGCCTTGCATCTGCAATCTGCTTAGCCGTCTTTTCATTAGCTTTAGCGGTAGCTTTTTCCGCTGCGCTTGGCTTAGCTTTAGGGGCCAGTTTTGCTGGGCGATTGCCCAATACTTCGGCTGTACGCATAGCTTGACGTTGAACAACGTCTCTAATATCTTTATCTTGTGTAAGACTTGTACCAGCACGTTCTTTCTGTGCACGTTTAAGGGATGCTTGTTCTTCTGCAGCTTCACGAGCTTTGGCTCTGCCTTCTTCCGCTTTTTGTGCGGCTGTCTTAGCTGGCTTCTCAGTAATAACCCTAGCAACAGTCGGAGCTTCTCTGCCAAACTTGGCACGCTCAGTAACAACAGTCTTAAGGCGCTTACTTGGTAATGCGGCTAAACGCTCAGCAGCTAATGTCTCGGCTTTACGTTTCTCAGCAGTTTGGCGCTCACTTAATTTCTTTAGGTCGCCTTCCATTTGCGCTACGATAGCTCTAGCTTTATCGGCATAGGCTTTGTTTTGTAGGGCAGCTTTAGATGGGGCTTCCATCTTAGCGAGTCTACGTTCCATGCTTTGTAGGATAGCTTTCTCTGTTTGGATATTAGCTTCTACAATTTTGTTAGCTTCTGCGTGTAGCGCGTCAATTTGAGCTAAGCGTTCTGGGTGAGCTTTATCCTGCCAAATACGTTCAGCCATACCACGAAGCTCTGTAACTAATTTGTCAGCGTTAATAACATCGAAAACAAACTGACGCTGCGCTTGCACCTGACTCATAAACTCTTTGTCTAGTACTGGGCTACGTGCCTCAATAGCACGTTGCTTTTCAAAAGCTGCATCAGCTTTCTCTTTAATCTGCGCTAGTTTTTCTTCCGCTTTACCTTGAGCTTCTTTAAACTTAGCTGCCTGAGTATCCACAAAACGCATGAAGTTCTTATGGGTAGCACGAACAGCAGCGATAGGCTCTAATTGTTTTTCGCCAAACAAACTATATTGGTCTGGGTTTACGCCTTCAGGTTCTTTAAGTTCTGCTTTTTCTTTCTCAGCGGCAATACGCTCATCTTCACGTTTACCAGCCGCAACTTCTTTTTCAAGCTGGCGAATCTTTTGTAGGTTAGGGTTCTTCTTAGCTTTCTCTGCTTTGAGCATCTGCGTTGCATCACGTTCTTGTGATGTAAAGAAAGGCTGTACTCTAGTTAAGTTTCTAGCAGCACCTTGTGTATATTTGTTTTTAATGCCATCAATTTGTTTTTCTAGATAGCTAACTTCTTGGTTAGGGGCAACCCTTAGTACACCAACATTTTTATTGGCAACAACTTTATCAAGCGTATCTTTTAAATCAAAGGCAAGTTTAAGCGCTTCGTCTGTGCTTAGTTCTGATTGTTTATTGGCAGCACGAACTGCATTAACTTCACGTGTTGCTGCTTCAATATAGCCAGCCGTAGCATCTCTAGCCTTAGCTTCAATACCGGAACGTAACGATGATGCGGTTCTTGGGTCGGCACCGGCTAAATAACGACCTGCTTTTAGATCATCAACAGCATCTAGCAAAGTATCATGGGCAGTGGCTTGGTCTGCCTTAGCAGTTGCTTGCTCACGTTCGGGTTGTGGTTTAGCTTTATCTGTTTGAGCTTCTGCCAAACGCTTTTGTAATGCGCCCATACTAGCAATAGCTGTAGCTTTTTCTTCTTCAGTTGTAGCATTAGCATAGTTGCGTTGTTCTTCAGCAATAGCACGCTTAACTCTTTCTACTCGAGCGTTAGCTTCTTCGGCTGGGGCAGCGCTCTTTAAGCCTTTTTCAATCTGTGCGTGGCGAATCTTCTCAACAATGTCGTTAACTGCACGCTCATCAGCACCGGCTGCATGGGCTTCTTCTAGCTCACGCAAACCTTCTTGGTATTTATCTAATGGGCCGGGGGCTTCTTTTTGAGGTAGTTGTGCAAACAAATCTTGTTGTTCTTGCTGACGTTGGGCGGCTTGTTGCTGCTTAGCCTGATTGGCCTCTGCCTCCATCTTGGCTGGTTCAAACAACTCAAACTGCGTGCCAGCTTTAGACAAGTCATCAATCTTTGTCTGAATACCTTTAATCTCTGTAGCTACTTTGTTAATCTTTTCAAAGTCGCCTGTAACACCACCAGCTTTTTGTAGCTGGCCAATCTTTTGTTTTAGCTTGCCACGAAGCTCAGCCATCTGTACGTCAGGCGATTGCTCAACTGGGCTAATCTTCTTAATGGCTTCTTGGCTTGTCTTGTAGGCAGCCTGCATTTGCTGCAAGCGTGGGCTTAATGTGGTGATAGCATCTACGTTGCCTTGCTCAGCGGCTTTAGCAACTTGCTCTTGCAGTGTATCTACTTCGTTCTTTAGTACTTGATGTTGACGCAAAGCAGAAGCAGTTTGCTCTTGCTGTTGTTTAGCCGCATCTTCTTCTTGCTGTAAACGCTCAGCTGCAGTTAGTGTGCTTGGGGCATTAGGGAGTGGAGATACTTGTTCAGCGGCGGGTACAGCTTCACCTGTAACCTGTCCTGTTTCAGCCTGTTGTTTTTGAAATTCTTGTTGTGCTTCTTGTTCTTGCGCTACTTTTTGAGCTTCTACATCTCGTTTTGCTTGCGCCTCTTGAACAACTTTTTGTGCATCTGCACGAGTACCATGAACACCAAATGGAGAAGCCACTACACCTAATGCAGCGCCACCAATAAAGTTGTCTAAGTATTCTTTACGTGCTTGTTCATCATTTAAATTTAAACCAGCCTGTAAACGCTCGAAGAACTGTTGACCTGCTTCTGTAGCGCCTTCAATACCACCGATCTTTGCACCGCCAGCAATATACTGTCCTGCTGTCTTTAGCGTACCAGCCTTAATAATGTTTAAAGCTTCTTGTTCTGTAAGCTCTCTGCCTATAGAAGAAAAAATCTTTTGTACACCCGGAATGTATTTAAACCCTACTACGTCTAATGCAGCTTGTGGAATTGCGGCTGCAGCAGCTTTGCCTAAACTAGCTTCTTCTAAAGACTTGCCTTCCTCCATCTGACGACCAAGGTTAGAACCAGTAAACTGTAAACCTGAAGCAATACCAGCAGCACCTGCGCCAACCAAAGCAGGAGCACCACCCAATGCAGCAGCACCACCGGCAATAAGAGGGGCAGCCATATAAGGAACAGACCCAGCAGCTGTTTCTTTAAGCTTTTGGAAAGGAGATTCAGTCCAGCTTTTTTCTGTAGGCGCTAATGCAGCAGCTTTTTCTTTTTGTTCTTTATAGTATTTCTCAGCTTCGGCTTGGTCCATTAAACCAGTTTTGCCAGCCAATGCTCCGAGTTCGCCCTTGATACTTTCTAGGCTAGACTTAAAGGCGCCTGTAGCGCCTGTGTCTTCTTTGGGTTCTTCTCTTGCAGGAACAGAAGCCTTTTGCTGTGTTTTTAGATAGTTCAACCCTTCAAGAGACATACCGTCTAGGTTGTTGCTGCGAAGCGCCTTTAGGTCGTCAAGCGACAGTCTATCTAAGTCCATCAGTAAAGCTTTCTAAATTGTATTGTTTAAGACTTCTTTTCCTTGCGGGCGATGGCAGCATCTATGTCTGACATCGAGTATCCAGTACCACCAACGTTTTCTTGCTTGCCATACAAACCGGCGGCTTGTTGACGTAAATCAGAAAAATACGCTTGTTTCTGGTCTGGACTCATTTTACCAAAGTTTCTAGCGAAGGTGAAGTCAGCCATGTTCTTATTGTGCATTTCAACTGCGCCACGACCAATAGCTTCGTCTAGCTTCTCTTTCTTAATGTCAGCCTTAGAACCAATCTGATTTGCATAAGCGCCAGCACGAAGTTCTTCAGCCCCAGCCTTACGGTTTTCAACAGCCAATACACCAGACTGGTAGATAACTTTCTGAGCCAATTCTTCGTGTTTGAGCGCCAGTTCTTCGTTGCCTTGTTCACGAGCTTCTTTAGCTTTACCAAGCTGGAAGTTGTAGTCACGTTGATTCTTTTCAAGTTCATTAATTGCTTTACGACTAGCAACAAGTCCGGGCATGCCCTTTTCATTAGCATCAGCAAAAGCTCTACCTACGTTTGGTACGCTCATCATAGAAGCGCCAAGTTGCATAATGTACTGTCCAATACCAAAGTCTCTTTCACTTTGGACTTTCTTATCAAGCGCTTCTTGGCTTTGTTCCATACCTGCAAATGGGTCAGGACGTGGGGCTTTAGGAGGCGTAGTAGGATTTTCTTCAGCAACCTTCTTAGCTAATGATGGGTCTATACGTTTTTGAATAGCCGCTACGTCTGCTGGGTTTGCTACTTGTTGAATGCCTGTAGGTTTAGTTACAGGAGCTGCTGGTGCTGCTGGTGCTGCTGGGGGTTGCGAGCTGCCTTGCATATCTTGCTGTTGCGCTTGGTCAGTTGGAATAGGTTGCGCTGCTGGAGCTGGCGCAGCCATAGCCGCACGAGTACGTGGGCTCATAAAGAAGCTGCTTTGTTCTGCCTGCGCTTTTGCTACATCTTCCGGAGACTTACGCAAACTGCCATAGCTCATAATTTGTTGCATCTGTTCAGCAGTTAATGGCTCTTTAACAAGGCTTTCATCTTCACCACTAAACGCAATAATACCGCCGGCTGCCATAGCTTTCTCTTGCATGTTAGGGGCTGGTAACGACGCTAATCCTTGTGCTTCTGCTGGTGATGGAGCTGCTTCGCCTTGTGGCATAGCAGCCATAGCTTCTTGGTGTGCGGCACGTTCTTCGTCAGTCATCAACTGATCTTTTACTGTGGGCTGCTGTGTTTGTTGTCCAGCCATTTGGCCTTCTACGGCAGTGCGTAATTGCTTACGACCCATAGCTTCAGTCATAGCCACAAACTGAGGAATAGCCATGCTCTTACCCATCAAGATGTCGGCAAGTTCGCCATCGCTAAACATCTTAGCTTTTTCCATCATGGCTTTCATGTTGTCCGTAGACATACCTGCGCCAGTAGCGTTTGATTGTGGTTGTTGCTGCGTCAATGAAGGTATCATTTTAAATCCTTAAGAGCCAAATGCTTTGTATGCGCCCAATGCGCCAAGACCTGCGCCCATCATCTGCTGCGCTGTTGTAGGCAATGCTTGGTACTGTTGAGTTGTAGAAGCTTGCATAGGCAAACCATGAATCATATTAGACAACATACCCAACTGCATGTATGGATATTGTTGTGCAGTAGCATAGTTTTGAACAGCTTGGTTAATGATGTTCTGTTGTTGCTGCTGTTGTTGTGAACCCAATGTGTTCTGCAACTGCGCAATGTTTTCTGTAGCACCAAGTTGTTGACCGCCAATGTTTGCCAAGTTTGTACCTGCTTGACCGGCTTGACTAAAACCTGCTTGCTGAGCGCCAACACCTTGCAGCCCAACTTGTGCGCCTTGCATGCCTTGACCTAACAAATTGCCGGCTTGGTTTAAACCAGCCAGACCAGCTTGTTGACCTTGCATAGCTGTGTTAAGTCCTGACAAACCTGTTTGCGCACCTTGCATAGCGGCATTTTGTCCAGAGATACCAGCGTTAACACCTTGAAGCCCTGCTTGAGCTCCTTGAATATTAGCCTGCTGTCCGGCTAATGCTTGACCAACACCTTGTAAACCTACACCAGCGCCTTGCATAGCGGCTTGTTGACCTTGAATACCTGTTTGTGCGCCTTGCATACCAAGCTGTGCAGCTTGTTGCATGTTTTGATTGGCTGTGTTGTATGCTTGGTTGTAAGCGTTGCTAACTAATTGATTCTGCGCAAGCGCTTGGTTCTGTTGATTTAAACCCTGCATAACAGCAGAACGTCCACCACCAAAGGCACCTTGTTGAGTAGCCTGAGATTGGTTCTGTGCATTTTGCATGCCAAACTGTTGCGCTTGTAATTGTAGAGCTGGAGCTAAAGTAGACTGCAAGTATGGGTTCATATAAGACTGAACAGCTCCAGCATTTTGAGCATTCTGTCCGTAGCTTAAACCTTGTTCTGCGCCAATAGCACCGTAACCGGCGCCAGCTTGTCCTGCTTGCGCACCTTGTGCTCCATAGCCTAAACCACCAGCCATACCAATATTAGCTGCTTGTTGACCTGCTTGTGCACCTTGTTGACCGTAACGCATGCCGCCCATAGTTCCGATAGCAGCAGCATTTTGACCAGCTTGAGCACCCATTGCGCCATAACCCATACCACCAGCACCAATATCAGCAGCGTTTTGACCGTATTGTTGTGCTTGTGGGGCTAAACTAGCAGCAGCACCACCGTATTGAGAACCCATGTTGCCGTAGATACCAGCAGTTTGCGTTGTATTAAGCGCACCTAAACCAGACGTAGTAGCTAGATCAGAAGCAGCGCCGTACTGTTGAGGGGTTTGTAAATTAGCCGCCGTGTTATACGACTGCTGCATCATAGGCGACGCACCAGCTACATAGTCTTGTGGATTGTTACTGTATGGTGTGTATGGTTGAAATGTGGAATTTAAATTGCCGTTAGCATCAGTACCATAGATTTGTGCCTGAGTGGCATTGAGCATGTTCTGAACATACGGCTGTAGATACGCTGGCAGCGTACCATTATTTACTGTTGTTGAGGTTGGCTGAGAACCTCCACCGCCTCCGCCTCCACCGCCGAATAATCCACCCATAACCTACTCCTTTAAATTGGTAACTCGAAAGTTACCCACTTAGCTTGATAACCATCGTTTTTAAATATTTTAGCCCAGCCCGGGCGACCAAATGCCTCAATGGCATCACAACCCATATCTTTAGCAAAGCGCCGTAACAAAGCTAGCATTGGTTCTTTCCAAACGCTAAGTTCTTCGCCACCACAAAAACCCATACATAATACCCTGCGCTTTGGATAAGTCATTATGTTGGTTAATACAGTTCCCTTAAATTCAGCGCCTTCAAAAGCAACCCATAACTGATGGTCGCCTTCTTTAACCATATCGTACAAGTTATCTACTGAATATCTACCATAGGTGTACTCAGCGGCTTTCTCAATAAAAGGAAGTAGCTTGCCCCAATAAGCGTCGAGATGCTCTACAGGAACAATAGAAACTTCAATCATTTTGGCAAAAACTTCTTAGGATTAATTTGTTTACCTTGAGCCTGTCTTCCTGTACGGGCTTTGCGAATCTTAGCCATCATATCGTAAAGAACTTTAGCGCCTGCATCAGTAGAACCATTACCCAAATGAGAAACAACATCAGCAGGTACCACAAACTCGCCATCAGCCAAACGGGCAGGTTGCTTACCAGCAATCGTAGCCGGGATATTATCGGACATTCCATCACCGGGGCCTTTTAGCAAATGAGGGTTTCCACCAGCAGCGTAACCGCCTAAAGAAGCAATACCGCCAGCGGCCATATTTAACTGCCCTAACTGCATTGTTGGAGATAAACCAGCTGAAGCACCTGTAGGCATTTGAGCGTTATAACGAGCGTTATCAAAACCAGCAACAGCCGCTTGATTGTCTGGCATTGCTGCCATAGCTGCCGCATTAGTGTGCTTTGGTTTAACTAACCTAGCAATACCGCCGGGTGCCATACGTTTTGGTTCAAAGTTTGGAGCGTGTGTAATATGGTCGCCGTATATGTAGCCGCCAGAACTTCCACCGTCACCGCCACCGTCACCACCTCCGCCACCATCACCGGAGCCTCCACCGCCGCCACCTGAACCTCCACCATCACCAGCACCGCCAGAGCCATCTCCAGAACCGTCTCCAGAACCATCGCCTTCACCGTCTGCGGCACCATCAGCAGAAGCTGAAGCAGAGCCAACACCACCAAAGCCAGCGCCGGGGCCAGAGCCTTCACCAACACCACCAGCCGCGCCCATACCGCCACCACCATCGCCACCACCTCCGCCGTCACCACCACTACTTACAACAGCAGCAGGAGTACCGGGTGCAGCAGCAGGAGCTGCAGGAGCAGCAATAAATGGAAGAACTGCTTGTGGAGTTAATGGAATAGTGTAAGCAGGTTGTCCGCCAGTACTTCCGGGTCCTAAAGCCTGATTTTGGTTGTTGTAGTTAGGGCTGCTTTGTTGCAAGCTACTAAAAGCGTCTTGGAGCAACTGATTTTGTTGAGCTGCTTGGGATTGTAACGCTGCGTTATTTTGTGCTGTCTGTGCTTGTAGTTCCGCTAAACCGCCACCCGCAAATTTCTCTGACCCAGTATAAGGATCAACGTTTGTATCACCAGCAGCCGCAATCATGTTGCTGCCCATAGGTGTGTTTGTAGGTGCTGAAAAAGCGTTTGTCTGTAACTGAGATTGCGGGAACATTTGGTTTTGTCCTAACGCATTATCTCTAGACATCTGTTCTACTGGACCGCCGGGGGGTAAACCAAACTGCGTACCATCATTCAAAGTTATCTGACCACCACCAGCGTAACCGCGTGGTTTGTAGTAGTTAGTGTATTGAGCTTGATATGGAGTAGGTTGCGCTGGGAACTGTCCGTGGAAATTAGATGGCAAAGACTTTAAGCCTAGTGGGTTAGAGCCTTGCGTTTGAACAGAAGGTTGCACACCTCTGTTTTGTGGCATCATGGAGCTTAGTAACATTAAGCCAGCAGCGGTCTTACCGGGGTTATCCCCAATCCATTTACCAATGCTAGAAACAGTATCACCAATACCGCCGCCTGTAGGAGTTGCTGTATATGGGGCTGTGCCTGCTACTTGATTAGCCGCGCCGTTTGTAGAACCGCCATAGCCTGCAGCATCAGCTGCTTCGGCTGAACCAATTTGATTTGTAGCTAGACCGCTAGTATAGGGATTACCCGAACCCGCAGCCATTTGTTCTGCTGTTAATCCGCCTGTTGATGGGGCCGCTGAAACCGCTGGTGCTGCAGAAGCTACTGAAGAACCACCTGCTCCTGCACCTGTAGCTACGTTTTCAGCTGCAGCTACTTGTGCTGCATTAACACCGGCTCCGCCAGCACCAGCTCCGCCAGCAACAACATCGGCTCCCATTTGAGGTAGGGTAAATGCTGACTGGCCTGCAAAAGACCCACCCATACTTCCAAGAGTGCCGTCTCCGCCTAAACCTAGCATGCCGCCTAAAGTATCGCCTGCGCCGGTTAAAGAGAACAAATCTCCAGTAAAGCCCATGCCTGCATCAGCGCCAAGACCATAGGCGCCTAAATCAAAAGCGCCCATAGCGCCAGCACCAGCTGTAGCTGCTTCAGCCCCACCTACGACTTCAGGCGCTAATTCAACCGCCGCTATGCCTACGTCTACCCATGCCATATTTTGCTCCCTATTCCAGTTCCAGCGTCATCTGCGCTTGGTCTTCTAACGCTTCATACGAAGGGGCAATAACTTCAGCCTCAATCGCGTCTAGTTTATCTTCGCCTAAATGCTCTGTTAAATGCACATTTACCCATATCGTATCTTCTTCGGCATAACCCACTTTTTGACCCCCGGGAGGAGCATCAAATATACAAGGGGCTTCAAAGTACTTTTTGCCGGTTTCAGTTACGACCGAAATCTTTCCTTTTAACACAATATTCAAGTGATGTTGTTTGTGTATTTTACCAATAATTACAGAGCCTTTGGGGATAAAAAGCTCCCTAGCATACAGTCCGCAGCCATATTTTTCATTAATGCTGGTGAAATGGTGGGTTAGTTTTAGTGTATCTTCAGCTGATTTTAAGGCGCCTGCAGCAATAAGGTCTTTTAGCCCGACCGTTACGGTCTTTACGTTGCTTTTAAATTTGGGGTCTAATAACGCTGCGGTCATGGATTAGCCTTGGGTTGAAGAAACAAATGATAACGTAATTGCCACAGAAGGTATAGCTGGACGCACATATGGAGATACTTGAGCGGCATAATTCTCCATGTACACTGAGGTTGAATCTGCTGCCACAACAAGCTCCAAATAATCTCCAGCTTGCATTTTTACAAAGAAAGCCCCAGTAGCATTTAAATACCCATCTACCGAACCATGATGTTCTTGTACGTCTACCTTGCTTCCTGTATTTGGAATGTCTACCCCATTTTGACGCAACCAAATTTGTACGTTGTGAATGCTTGTATCAGTATTAGCTAACTGAAGGGCATAGTTGTAAAGATACAACCCGTTTTGTTGAACGCCAGTCTGCGTTCCGCTAGATAAAGTGGCGCCATTAGAGTATTGCGTGGTGTTAAAAGTAACTACTTGTGGTGTATTGGCTGCTGCAATATGTTGATCTACGTTGCTTTGATATGCGCCGTAAATAGTATGTAGGTATGCTCCGCCAGTCTGACCTAAAACACCTTGGTTGACGTTATCTAGCTGGTTAAAATAAAGCCGCAATATACGAAGAAACTCTTCCATAAAGCGTTGGTCATACTCAATAGGCGCAACAGGTAGCCGTGGAGCTATCGGTTGTTGGATTGAGGTGACTTGCTTTGGAGTAGCCATTATCTTCTTCCGTCTGGGCGAACATCAAGACGTGGAACACCCAGCTGCCAATTAGTTCCCTTTTGGTTTGACTCTATCTTGAACGCCATTTGACGACCACGCATACGCACGTACGCATACTGACTAAACTGCTGCACCTCGTACGTACGTTGGTTCTGGTAACTTTGTGTACTTACAACTGCTGGGTTATCATCCTGTCCGTACGGAGCGCCCGGGTTTTGCCGTGGTAGCACAGTAAAGTTTAGCGTTGGGTTCGCATTATAAGAACCGTTAAAAGAAACGTCAGGAATAATACGCCACACAAACCCAAAGTTGTGCCCGTCGCCAATATCAAAATCAGAAGACTGAATGTAGGAATCAATAGCCGACGGAGGATTTGTTTCGCCGTTATCAACACCGTTTTCGTGATAGATTAAGGTAGATTGTTTAGTGCTTCCATACACATAGTTTGCCGCTGTAGGTGTGGCGCGCAAAGCGCTATCTAACCAAGCAGTACGAGTTAATGTTCCGTAGTACCAAATTCTTTCGAGATGGTTGTAGATTACATACCTATCAATAATGCTTGAACTAGCGGAGCAGTAATAAAACCAAACTTCGTTAAAACCTTCGTTTGTACCGGCAAAGAACTGGTATGACTGAGTCATGTTAATGTCTTGGAATACATACTCACGCAAAGTACATGGTAAGGTTTCAACCCGACCAGAGTACATATAGAATTTATCCTGCCCCATCCAGTATGTTACGTTGTTTACTGTGCAAGCTGAGTTAGGAGAAATAATAGAAATATTGTCAGCAAGTAACTGGAAACCCCAAACATAAGGAGCGCCCAAATACTGCATAGAATACAACGCTGCATCAGTCCAAATTAGAATTTCCTGACGAGACTGCAACGCAGTAATAATAGAAGAACCGTGACTTAATAAATAACTACCGGCTTGGTTTGTTACAGATGGGGTCCAAGTCAAAACGCTTTCTTGATCTGACCAGCGAATCAACATCGGATTCTGCACAGTAGAACCGTAATCATTAGTACCAAACGCCATAGTAAAGCGGCTAGCATCAGATACCAAAATAAAGTTAGCCATCAGCGGGGTATCAATATCTCCGTACCACCACTGTGTACCATTCTGAGTATTTGTATTTGTACTAGAAATAACCTGCGCTACGTTATATACGTTAGAGTTTGCGGCATCAACAACCCAGTAATAGATAGGACCACCGCGGGGGTTAAACAATAAGTTTTGGCCAAAGTTAGATTGGCTCCACAAACGCAACTGAACACCAATACCGAGACCGGCGGATGCTGCTTGACCCCAACCTGTATTTGAATAGCCAGTAGTTACACCAGACCAACCGCCTGCACCCCAACCAACGTTGGTTGTGTAAATATCACTACCTGTTGTAATTTGGTAAGTAGCTACAACAGATGCTCCACCATTACCTGAATCGCTTGAATTAGCAACTACAGGAACAGTAATAGAAAACTGAGAAGAAGATATGTATGTAATCTGATAGCCGGTAACTGCATTTAAAACAGCTGCAGTAACATTACCGCCAAGACTTACAGCACCACTAAAAGTAACCCAGTCACCGTTCTGAGCACCGTGTCCAATATCTGTTACGGTAATTACAGACGAGCCGTTAGTAGCAGCAAAAGTAGTATTCCCAGCAGGTGCAGTGTAGCGTATAGGGGTAACATCGTATTCAAAGCCTCCGGTACCGTTCTGGATATAGAACTTTTGGTTTGTTCCGATACCCATGTAGTTGTAGCCATTAAGACCAATCCAGTTCCATAAAGAACGCGCAACACCCCACATATTACCGCCGGTAGAAACCGTGCCAGTATCCAATACCCAGCCGCCAATTTTTTCTACTTGACCAGAACGGAAACGAATCTTATCACCTGCGTACCAACCGCCTTCGTTAGCTAGCGTTGTACCTTCACGGTTAATACCGGGTCTAAATTGTAATTTCTGTAATGGCATTTTTTATCCTTAAGCAACTACGCCACCAGCAGCTTTGTAGGCTGCTATTAGTTTATCTACGCTGTTTTCGTGTTGCCCGTAACCAGCTCCGGGGAGTGATGCCCAAATGTTTTTGCATTTGTCGATAGCCACATTAATGTAACCTTTCTCAATATCATCTAGTGCTTTGCGTTCTTTAATTTGTTGAATCGCAACCGCATCTTGTGAAGCAGGAGAAAAGTCTTGTAGCCCTAACTGCTTTTTATATACGTCCCAATACCGTGCAAGAAGTTGATAGCGTCCAGCTGCTGTAGAGGCAAGACCGGGTTTTAGCCAAACAAGCTTTCTTGGATGATCATTATAAAGGGTAAACAAATCCCCGCCAACAATCACGTTATACCCGTCATTGCCTTTTCCTTTAGTGCCTTCTGACACCGCAATCATATCTAGGAAAGCTTTTAAGTTAGGACTCATTTAATACCTATCTGCTGATTAACCCAGTCTTGGAGTGACGTTAGTTGGGCTGTTGTTGCAGCGCATTGTCCAGCAAGTGTTGGGTAGGCGGTTTCTGCATCAGTTCCTTTGGGGGTTGGGGAAATGCCGGACACTGAACTGCCACTGGGGTTGAGCTGCATCCTGCCATAATAATTACGCAGAGCAGCAAGCTTAGCTTCATAAGCATCTTGTATTCCTTTATTAACTAGCGCATGCTGCGCTTCTACTGATTTGTTTTTTTCCTCTTGCGCTTTGGCGGTAGCTTCAACGCTTGCTTTGTATTCCAAATATCTATTATTACCCAAATGAAACCCAGCATAAAAAATGCAGCAAACAGCAATGCCAATACCGATAGCTTTGATGTAATTAAGGTACTCATTTACAAAGCCCCACATTATCTAAACCCGCTTATTCTTGGTGAAAAAACAAAGGTAGATTGGTACGGGTCCGGCTTGGGCGAAACATTGTCATCGACAAGAGCCCTAATATTCCAACCCAAATTAACATAAATACAGCGGCTAAAACCAATAGGGGTAACAGAAGTGAATTGAAACAGTCCATTGGCGTGAACCAAACACCACCCAGCTTTCGCATTGTCATTATCCTTAATTGTTTTATCCCCAGAAAAACTGGTGAAATATGGTGAAGTTAAATAGCGCAAACCAAAAGAATACGCTGGATTACGCCAGAGCCATTTAACCATAGACCAATAGCTTTTGCCGTTAATCTTTTGAAATGTGGCGTCGCCATACAAGTCATTATCAGGTGTTTGGAATACTGAAAATAATCCGCTAAGCCGTGGACCAAAATCTTGATAGCTGTGGTTATCGCACCAACCGTAAATGTTGGAACGAAGTAATGGTAAGAAAGGCGCAAGAATAACGGCTATCAAAGTTACCAATAAAGAAATCGGTACCAGCAAAATGTAGATTAAGTAAATCATTTTTGTTCCTCGTTTGGCTCTGCGTCTTTCTTCATCATAATAGTAGCGCCATGAGCACCCGCTATGATTCCAACCGATTCTGCAAAGTCTTTAAGTTGTATAGTGCCTGCGTGTACGGCATCCCAAGCAGCACCTGCCATTACTGTAAGCGTCGTGACCATCCAAGACCAACGAGCAATATCGTGTGTCTTGTTATCTTTTCCAGTAAGAAGGTCGTTGAGAATCTTCATCATGCTGTGTATGTACCGTTACCAGTAAATTTAATTACTGTAAAATTGCCGTCAGTTGTTACTGTTGGCGAACCTGTTACGTTGCCTGTGTAATAAGGAGTTGGGATGCGTAAAATAACAATACCATCAGCACCATTTGCTCCGGGTCCGGGGTTAAAACCACCACCACCTCCGCCTGTATTTGCACTAGGAACTGTACCGTACCCATTAGCTCCGTAAGCATAATAAACAGAAGAACCTGTAATTGAACTATAAACTCCGGGGCCACCGTTACCAAAATGTCCATAGTATGAAGCTTCTCCGGGGCCGCCAGCTCCACCACCGCCACCACCAAATCCTAATGGACCGCCTGCCCCACCGTTTGCGCCGCCATCATATCCTTGTCCGGGTGTCCCAGCTCCGCCACTTAAATACGCAAAACGGTAACCAGAAGCGCCACCACCAGAACCACCATTAGCGCCGCCATTACCACCAGAGCCAGCACCGCCACCGCCATAACAGTAAACAGTAGAAATACCAGAACCTGTTAAAGAAGAATCGCCTCCATTTGCACCGCCTCCACCGCCTCCACCGCCTCCACCTCCAGCTCCTACTACAGCGGTATAGACTTGACCACGAGTTAATGTTCCAGAGGATGTCAGTAAGCCGCCAGCACCACCACCAGCACAATCAGAAACGTTTGGTTGAGTACTTGAACCACCACCACCGCCAGCTACTACAAGAGCTGAAAAGGTATAAGCAGGCCAAGCAAGTTTCCAAGAGCCGGAGTCTTTTACATAGATAGCTTTTACAGGCGTGTTTGTGCCTGATTGATTAACGTATGGTTGGGCTACTGGAACCCATACACCACCAGATTTTACGTAGGTATTTGGCATGGTTTATACCTGATACCAGATGTCACCATTAGAACCGCCAGATGGGGCTGAAGAAGAAACTGTGCGAGAGCCGTAGCCATTAGAACCGGTATTTGTAGTAACTCCGCTAATATTAATACTCCAAGTGCCAGAAGCACCTGTACCTGTTAATGTAGGAGCAACATTGTTAAAATTCAAAGAAGTTAAAATATACCCAAGCGATGTACTATCAACTTGTAAAAGAGTATTAGAACCATTCCATCCAATATAAATCTTATTTCCTGTCATTCCTGTACCGCCGCCTTGCTGGACAGGAGTAAAGCCTTGAACAAGAGAAGCATTACCTGCAGTAAGACTTGCGGCAGTGCCAGTTAAGCCAGTACCAGCGCCACTAAACTGGGTTGATGCAGTAATGGTTGTGCCTGATATAGTTGTTCCAGAAACAGAGCTGCTAAATGTTCCAGTTGTGCCAGATACTGCGCCTGTAAACGTACCTGTTGTTCCAGATACCGCGCCACCAAAAATACCGCTTGATCCTGATACGCTTCCAACAGCAGCTAAGTTACCACTAAAGCTACCTGAGCCTGAGGAAAGACTTGTTAATCCGCTAATTGTGCCGCCAGTAATGTTGACGTTGTTAGCATTTTGGGTTGACATTGTGCCAAGACCCAAAGCACCTGTAGCTGCTTGCACAAACGCTGTTGTAGCTAGTTGGGTTGTATTAGTTCCTACTGCAGCTGTTGGAGCTGTTGGGCCTACACCAAATGATGCTGTACTTGCAAAAGTTGCAGTACCAGTAAATGAAGAAGTACCTGTTACAGAAAGGTTGCCGCCTACAGTTGCGTTACCAACAACAGTAAAGTTGCCAATAGCTGTATCGGTATTAGCGTAAAAGTTAATTCCATCAGACCAAATATATGCTTTAGCGCCGGCAGGAATAGTCGCACCTGTACCGGCTTGTACTGTGTTGCCAATAATTGTGCTGTTATAAAAAGTGGCTGCGTAAGAAGTGTTATTCCAAACTATATAAGTTTTACTAGCAGGAGGAGCAAAAAGGTTAAATGCAGCAGACACAGTACCAGCATTTAGCTTTAACATACCAAAAATAGATTGATTTAATGCTGCGTTGCTAGAAGGTCCGTTTACGTATGTAAGGACTTGGTTATTTGAAGTCGGGGTTATTGTTACTGCTTGATAGCCGGCAATAGCGTTTTCAAATACGTATTGAAAGTTGCCGTTAGTAGTATTACCCCACGTACCTGCTTGGTCTCCAGAACCAATTAACTCGGTACGCAATAATGATGAATATGTAGAAGCCATGGTATTCCTTAGTCTTTATTTCTTAACATTGTTGGTCAGAGTTAATCGGTGTCCAACCCGCGCCTTCTGTTGTATCTACTTCTGTCCAAACCACAGTAGGGGAATACCCTAATGGGTAGCTACTTAATTCTTGAACGGTAATGCTTCCAGCCATAGGTACGCCACCAAAAGTAAACCCACCAAAGTCAGCGACTTCCACAACAGTAATTGCGGTTGTACCCCAGTTTGCACTTTGGTCATCATTAATTTTAAACCATCCAATAGCACATTGGCTATCAGTATATACAATAACTTCCGATACTGTAGGTCTAAATATGGCGTTGGCAGCTAGGGTTTCTGCTATGGTTACAGCTTCTGCCACAAACGGGTTAAATGACGCTGGGCCAGTCTGAGTTTGGGTAAGGGTCAGCGCTTCATTAACGGTGGTGTAAAACGTAAAGCCAGAAGTCATTGTCTCGGCTATAGTCATTACGTCGGCCAAAGACCCAACAAAAGCTACGTTTACAGTAACTTGATCTGTAATAGTGGTTGTTTCAGCTACAGAAGCGTTAGTTCCCCATGCCCCTGCTTGGGTTGTCGTAAATGTGGCGGTTTCAGCTTGAGTGGCGTTTGTTCCCCATGTACCGGCTTGGGTAGTAGTTAACGTCATTGATTCGGTTAAACTAGGAGCAAAAGCAGCCTGCGCTGATTGAGAATCCGTAAATGTGGCGGTCTCAGAATTAACCCCTACAAAGGCAGCTTGAACTGTTTGTGCGTCTGTTAGGGTTGTTGTTTCTGCGTAGGCACCTACAAAGTTTACTTGGGCGCTTTGTGTTGTAGTTAGAGTCATTGACTCAGCTTGAGCCCCTACAAAGTTTACCTGTGCGGAATATAAATCAGCTAAAGAGTAGTTGTCGGCATCTGTACCAACAAAGTTAAACTGCCCTACATCTTGATCTGAAAATGCAAAAGACTCAGCGTAGTTACCTCCAAAAGCAACTTGCGCTGACTGAGTGTCTGTTAAAGTGGTTGTTTCAGCGACGCTGTCTATAAAGAAAGCGCCGCCAAGTCCGGCAAAGGTTAGTTGTGAAAACGCCTCGCCAGCAAACATATTACTGAACTACTTCTACATCAGCCTTCTCAACTGGCGCATTTAGTTTGTCTTTTAAAAGCTGAACAAACGCTTGCTTACCGACACTAAGTTGGTCCAAATTGAATTGAGATGAAGCTATTTTGCGGTCTAGGTCCGCAATGTGATTAACAAGAAGTTGTTGTTCTTGTGACATATCTTCAAAAAAATACTCTACATCGTCGATAGTAATGGGGGTCTTTTTATCTTGTCCCATGTCTTTCTCCTAATTAAATTGCCACCAAAAAGGGCTGGTGGCTTGCCCTAAACTTATTCTAATGGAGGTATTGGCTCTACCCAAGGTAATGGGGGCTGTGTTACTGGTGGGTTTTCTAATAGTGCAACTTGATTTTCCACAGTAGTTTCCGTAGCCATTTGATTTACGCCATTTTCCCAACACCAACCAACTACCTGCTCTTGAGTTAAATCTGCATATGGTGTAAATGAACCACCTGAGGTTGGCTCAGGAAATGAGCAAGAACCATATACAGATGATGTATTGGGAGGGGTTGCAGTATCAGTACCAGTGCAGCGCCATCCAGCAGTTAAAACTACTTCCTGTTCACCAGCGATAGGCTGTGTGGATACTTGCATCCAGTCGATTGTCCATGCGATTGTTGTTGCCATTTCAGATTCCTTTTTAAACGACGTTATAAACGCCAGACATAATAAAATCTGTTCCGGCGGTTAAATTTGCTGGGGTAATTGTTGTTTCAGAAGTGTTGTTTGATTTATATATCTCAATAAAATTACCAACAACACGCCCGTAATCTGGCCCGTTTGTTGACCACCCATTCTTATACCCTACTTGAGCTGCTGGATAAAAACCAACGGCTCCTGCGTTTGCACTATATGGGAGACCTGATAATCTAAGAACTCCGCTACCACCAGATACTGTATTAACAGTAATCCTGCAAGTAAAATATACAACGGCTCCAATTTTTGTATATGTTCCACCTTGAGCTGTATATGTAACTGTTGGGTTAGAACCCGAAGCCGTCCAAGTTGGGGTCCAAGTACCTTCTTTATAATCGTCTAAACAGTTTACATCTGTTGACGCAGACTGAGACGCCGGGAAAGTAATACCTACACCATTAGCATTACCATTACCACCTTGAAGTGACATGTTACCACTAGTATTAAATGCAAATCTATAGGTAGGCCCTGTTGAGCCGTCAGTAATAGCTGGCATAGCGCATACACTAAATATACCAGCGCTATTAACTAAAGCTATTGGGTTACTATTAGTTGAGTCAAAAATACCAATACATGGATTAGTATTAGCTGTTGTATGAACTAAAAAACCTTTACCAAAGTTATTTCCAGACCAACCTCCACCTTGAGTGTAAACGTCTAATGTTCCAACTGGGCTATTTGTAGCAATACCTACAAGACCAGAAGACAAAATAGTTAACCTAGTTGCACCAGCTGTTGCATCAGCAATAAAGAAATTACCAGCGCCAAGCCCAGAAGTGTTGCTAGTTGATAGCAAACTATACGCTTTACCACTTGTGCCAGTGTTATTAATTGTTAAACCAGCTTCGTTACCTGTGTCATTAATTCTTGCTGTAGTTGGGCTGTAGCCGCTACCACCTGTATTTGAAACATCTAACTTGTACAGGGGGTTACTGTTACCAATACCTACGTTACCAGAAGAGCTAATGCGCATACGTTCTGTGTCAGAAGAACCATTGCAAAAAATTAAATTGGATGAAGGGTCTGCTTGAATCCTAGCAGTGTCAGTTCCATTTGTTTGAAATGTATAATATGACGTAGTTCCAGTAGCTGAATTTACTACAAAAGCAGAATAACCAGTAGTAGAAGTTAAAGTTAAAACAGTATTTGTTGAAGTAGCTAAATATCCGCAACCAACTCCAGCGTAAGTTCTAAATGAAATTTGTGCTTGATCAAAATAACTAATACCATTACCTTGATAATCAAATGTGTATTTAGCCTGTGGGCCAACTAAAGCCGATGGTGTTACACCAGTTCCAGAAGAAACATTAAGCAAAGCTGTTGGGCTAGTAGTACCAATACCAACATAACCGGTAGAGCCACTAATGGTTACTCGCTCTGTACCAGCGGTCATTAAGGCAAAGTTGTTTGTGCCATATGATCCAATAGAAATACCATTTGCACCGCCAGGAGCAGCTGTGTTGGTAGAGCTATTAACTCTTAATGCGCCATAAGCACCGTTGGCATCATTACCAAGCAATACACCCATAGTGGCAGAACTACCAGCATTGGCGTTATTTAAAGATATCCAATTTGCGGAGTTTGTGTTTGTATTTACTACTACCTTATTTCCTGGGGCAAGAGTTCCAATACCTACGTTACCAGAACTATTAACAATAAAATCTGGTGTAGTAGTTCCTGTACCACTTAAACCAATACCCGTGTAAGAACTAGAGCTACCAAAGGCTAGTTCAATGTAACCTCTATTACCACCAGGGCTAGTAAATGAAGCATCTACAGCTGGCTGAATACGCCAAGCACTTGTTGTCCAATCTGCGCCAGCAACAGTTCTATGCGCAACAAAAAGCAAACGGATATTATTACCAGCATTAGCATTAAACTCTGAAACATATTGCATTGAGTCAAGAGTTGTTCCAAGAGCGCCACCATACGCTAATAGCGCAACAGCATTTGCAGTGCCATTACCAGTTGAATTAATACTTACAGTTGCAGTTGGAGCTGTAGTTCCAATACCAACTAACCCACCAGTGGTGAGACGCATCTTTTCCGTGTTATTGGTAATAAAAGTAAAATCATGGTTGGATACTGTACCGTGGAGACCAGCTGTGCCAATAGAAGCATAGTTAGTATTAACTGATCCACAAAATGTGCTAAAACTAGCTGAACTAGACCCTGATGCAGCAACTACTCTGTTTGTTGAATCTCCACCGGGACTATTAGTTCCAACACCTACGTTACCAGTAGAGGTAATGCGCATCTTTTCAGAGCTACTAGTGGTTGTAGCATTAGTAGTTGTAAACGCAATATATGTGCCACGAGCAGTTGAAGTCCAAAGTTCTTCAGCATATATACCCATACGACCACCAAGAGAAGGATTACTCACACTATCGTAATATCCTTGACCTTGGAAGTCTGCTAAATATTGGTTAGCTGCTACAGCCCCTTTTGAAGCATAACTACCGCTGTAACCACGTCCACCAAGAACAGGTTGTGTAACAGAAGCAACAACAACACGCTCAGTGTTGTTATCTCCATAAATTAATAATGTTGGAGAGCCAGCTGGTCTAACTGCTGTAGTTGGCGATTGAATTGTTAATTGGTCAGATGGTGTTGTTGTATTAATTCCAACAAAACCAGTTGTATCAATACGCATACGCTCTACAGCTGTTGTTGTTCCAGTTGGCGTAGTTGAAAAAGCAAGAAATGCAGAAATATCTGTATCAGAAGTATAAGTACCTACGGTAGAAGAAACATAAGCCAATCCTCTGTAGTTTGTACCGCCATATCCTACAAATTGTAAAGTTCCAAGAACATCTCCAGATGCAACAGCAGTAGGAGATGCAAATGTTCCTCTTGCTTTTCTGATTGATACAAATGAATTATTTGCGTCATTCCCGTATCTTGTTACCCTCATGTTTGCGCCAGCATCACCATCAACAGATAAGATTGCAGATGTTGCGTTATATACAGTAAGAGGGGCAACTGGCGCGCCAGTACCAATACCTACATAATTGTTTGCATCATAATAAACAGCTTTTTCAGATGGGTAAGTTAAAAATACATCTTTAGTACCAGTAGTAAAGTTAACTAATGCGCCAGAATTAGAAGAAGCTAAAACAGTTGTACGAGCAAGGGTAGGACCAGTAGTTGAGTATGTACCAATACCTACTTCCCAGTTTGGGCCAGATTGATCTGCAATAGTGTAGTAGCAAATGTTTGTGTTACCAACAACTGAAAACGGCTGGTATCCAGTAACAGCGCCCAATAGCGTAGCCGAACCTGTACCCGTTACGGCTGTGGTTTCTCTTACTCTATCCTGTAGGACTAAACTCATATATAACTCTCTATCTAATTTTTAACGGGTACAACAAACAACAACTATTAGCCAGCAGCGCTTAGAGTGTATGTAACGTTAATTGTATCGCCAGAAGTTACAGTCTTAGAACCAGCAGTAAAGTCACCTGCAGAGAACAATACACCAGTAGTGTTATCAATAGTAGCTGAACCGCCAACGTTAATAAATGCACCAGCAACAGTACCAGAACCAGTCATCGTAAACACAACAGCAGCAGAAGTTGTTTTAACTGCTGGGTTAGCTGAAGTAGAAGATGAGAAAGCTGGAGTCTTACGTGTGCCAGAATATGTTGGAGCATTAGTACCACCAACTTCCAACCAACCTGCATGTGATGCTTGTGTGTCTGTGTAAGCTGCAGTACCAGTACCTTTTAAACCCATAACAACGGCACCAGCCGCAGTGTTACCTAAGTAAGCATCGTTCAATGAAGCGCGACCTACGTTAGTTGTAAGGTTCTCAATAACATCTGACCATTTTAAATTGCCAGCTGCGTCGTAGCATTCGGCTGTATATACGCCGTCTACGTTAACTTGTTCTGCGCTACCTGCATTGCGGGTTACTGTTGCGTCAACGAAGTCGCCCATGCCCATTTTTTCGTCACTCATAATTGCTCCTAGCTAAGTCTAATAATGGCGTTGGACGCCGTTGGTGTTGGGAAAGTTACTGTAAATGTTCCTGCTTGCGTATTGGTCTTATCTGAACCGAAATCTAATACGCAAACAGCCGCACCAGTAGTGCTATTATAGATTAATGCACACCTAGCCGTAAAGCTAGCAGGGCTCCAAACAACGTTGGCAAATGAGATATATGCCGTATTAGAGTTTGTATCACCTGTTGGGTACACAGTTACAGTAAGGGTTTTGCCTCCAGCGGTATATCCAGTCCCAATAACCTCATTAGAAGTTGTGTATGCCGTTGTTGAATTGTTTAAATTGGCGCTGCCGGTATAAAGGGCGATTTTGTATGTGTATGTAGAACCGACAGCAAAATTCTCCAACCCGCTTAGCAGGTTGGTTTTGAAGACTGTGCACTGCCCTTGAACAATACTCATGGATTAACCTTAATTTTAGCTTGCCCATCACGGTACGCGTCGCCACGTTCCAGACCAGTTCCAAGACGATTGAGTTGGGCAACGGCTTCTTGGTACATTTTTTCGTAGTAATTTACCATATCTTGCTCGCCCTTCATAAACAGAATGGCTTCACGCATAGCGCCATAAAACAAGATTGGGTCATAATTATCGCCAAGCCAGCTTGTACCAGTTGGGTTATTAACGGTTGTAACAGGAACCACAAAGCCCGTACCGCCCCCAAGATATGAAGTGCTTGCGCTAAGTAAGTTTCCAACCGCATAAAAATTACCGGGGTTAGTTAAAGTCACTGATGTTACAGAACCACCTGCAACAACGATAGTTGCTGTTGCCCCAGAACCGCTTCCGCCAGTTAAAGGTACGTTAGAATAAACGCCGTTAGTGTACTGTGATCCACCGTTAAATCCTTGGGTTGAAGAAACACCAAAAGTCGAAATAGCGCCCTGAACAATGGATACAGGGTAGTAGAAATAGTGCAGTTCCGCCTGATAGTTAATATCAGGTGTTGGTCCGAGAATGAAAGTTAGTTCATTAGGATTGGTGTACTGCGAACCAAATAAAGCATAGTATCTTGGCAAGCCAGTAGCTGTTTGGTCTGGGTATGCTTCACGGATGAAGTTAACATCTTTGTTTAAAAGGTATGTATATGTGCCATCAGCACCAATTACAGCCAAAGAGTAAGTCGACAAATAGTCATTAGGGCAAGATAAATACTTATTACTACCCGTTAAAGTACCAATTACGTTTTTACGAAGCGAAGGAATTTGAACGCTGTTATAAACCCTATCTTCTGCTTCCATTACAAAGCGTGGGATATTGTTTATAAACAGCGGTTCACTGTTCTCGCTGTAGTCAATTATTGCTTGGTACAGTTGGGTGTAATTCATTAGGGTTTTCCCTATTAGGCCATTGGGCCACGTGCAGTGCGACCTTTAGTAGCAGCGCCATTACCGCGAGTCTCAATACCGGTAGTTTTAGTCTTAGGGTCTGGACCTTTGGTAACGTTGCCTACAGAAATTTTCATTTCATTAGACCAGCTTGTACCGTCTTGATCAGACACAGTAGGCAAACCACCCTTAACTGGGTTTCCGCTCATATCATGTGGAGTAGCGTACTTTTCAGCAGGCAGAATGTTTTTGTTATTTCCGACTTTAATAGCTGGGCTATTTTTGCTTGTGGGTTTAACTTGAGCAACCATGATTATTTTCCGTTCGCTGAAACTTTAGCTAAACCACGTCCAACGGCTTCCATTTTATTCTGGTCAATACCGCCTGCTGTGCCTTTGCTAGCTTTTTTACCTACTTCAATACCTACGTTAGAACCTGAGTCACCCAGATTCTTGCCTTTTGTTTTGCCTTTGCTTGTAATTCCATCGGCTGCGCTTTTGAATGTCATATCCTACTCCTAATTAATTGTTACTGTTCCTACTTGCCCATTAGCCACCAAATAGTTTGGCGTCTCCCCAAAATCATACTTCATTCCTACAGGAGCCCAACCCCACTGAATATCACGGCTACCACCACTAGGATACCCATTAGCGTCTAAACCTGATGCAACATAACTGTTGTCCCTTCTAGGTTCCCTAACGGCCTGTGGGTCGTTAATTGGGTACATGCCTAATTGTAACTGAGGCTGGTCTGGGTCCCAACAGGTATTACAAACTTTTAACTGATATGGCTTGGTTTTAATAATCTCCGTGCGCAACTCAGTTAACTTATATCTAAAATCACAGCGGTCGCACTGGGCAATCGCATACTTACCAGAGGCAAATTTATTAGGCATCAGCCACCTCCAAGGAACATCCTGCGAGGAACAAATCTAACCGGGGCTTTTTCTCTATCTTCATCAGCAGCAAGCTGGAACTGCTGTTCGTAATCCGCCTTAAGCATCACACTACGATTTGGGTCTACGCCATCTAACTTAATAGACAGGTAGTAAGCCAAACCGGCGACCATAGCATTTAAGAATCGGAACGGAATATCTTGTGTATTAACGCCATTGCCAGCATCTTGGATGCGGCGTAAACGCCAGTAAACAAACGTATATTGTTGTGAACCATCTGGTGTAGGCCAAACTGTAATCTTAGGCGCATCAATGCCTGTAACCGGGTCGGTACCGTTAGGTCCGGGAGGTGGGTATTTTGCTCCAGACATGCGTTGAATCCAAACTTGAATAGGACGACCCTGACTCAGTTTATTTGGGATTGTGGCGTATGTTGAAACGCTGATGCGGCTAATTGTTATGTCAGTCTGTGTTGCTTGATTGCCAGCGTTGGTACGAATCTGGTGTTCTAAAAGGTCGATAGTGTCGATTGGTAGGTCGTATGTATTAACGCCTTGGGTCAAAGTAATCTGTCCCTGCTCAATCGTCCACATATTAATGCCACGATTAGCCCACTCAATAGTCAACAGATTTAAAGAACGACGCGCCGTACGCAAGTCGTAACCAGACCTCAGCTCTTTGCCGCAGCGCTCAAACGCTTCTTCGACAATGTCTGATAAATCTAAATTAAACGCTGATGCGCCGGCAGTAGTCATTACTTCGCCTTTTTAGTTGTTTTCTTAACAGCAGGTTTTTTAGCTGCCGGTTTTTTTGCCGCTGGTTTAACCTTACGGGTAGTGGCTTTCTTTACCTGTGGGCGTTTCTTTTTTGCCGGTACAGGGAAAGGCCAAGCCTCAACAGCTAGTTCAACTTTTTCGAAAGTAACTTCTTCTTCCTTCTTACCAAACAAACCTAGAATCCAGTCGATTAATCTCATTTCTTCAAGCCCTTTAAGGTTTCCGCAAGCCTAGCCCGCTTACCGATCTTGCCCGGTTTCTTTGCAGCTGCGGCTAGTTTGCTTGACGGAATCTTTTTGTCTTTAGCAACGCCTAATTCAGCCTTTAATGCGCCGGGTTTCTTAATTGCTTTTTGAATCCAGTTCTTAGTAGCCATTATTTCTTCTTTGCAGTTTTAGCTGATTTAATAAAAGCCTCTTTAGTAGGCGCGCCCTTAGCTACAACAGGACGCATCTTTTCACCAGAGCCAGCTTTAATACGTTCTTGCTTCGCGTGAATGTTTGCATACAGCCCAACTTTGCCACCCTTTTTTAATAGGACAGCAGAGCCTGCATTCTTAGGAATTTTTGCAGGGTTAGTTGCGCCCATTCCACGGGAAGCTTTCATTACTTCTTAGCCTTAGCCATGCCGCCGCCACACATTTTTTCTACGTGGTCGTCGTGAATCATATGACCTGCAGCGTGCTCACCAAAAACTTCTGCATGTGGCTTGTGACCAGATGCGTGCATTTTTAATGACTTAGCTAAAGTCTCGTGTTTAATTTTTTCTACGCCAGCTTCGAGGGGTGCGTGATCCATTTTCATACCATTTTTCCTTTTGTTAAACCTTTAGATGCAATACCACAGCCCTTTACAGAGCCACCTTTTTTAAGCTTGAGCGTAGTGCCTTTGCTGCCTTTATGCTCTTGCTTGTCGTGCTGCTTAAAAGCCTTTTTAATTAAAGCTACGTCTTGCTTTTTATCTTCAGACATCTCTTTACGTTCTTCGGCTTTGGATTCTTTTTCAACCATACCGCCTCCCTTTAATCCTGCGTATTTATTAATATTAACATTTGGTACTTCTTTTTTGTATCCAAAAACAGACCCTTCTCGAGTCTGCTGTTTGTTTACTTGTTTGTTACCACCTTGAGTGTATTTAACATCTCCACCTGTACCAAACTTTTTACCTTTGTCAGCAGCAGCAAAATCTTGCCCAACTGATTGCTTAATACCAACTTTTTTAGCAAACGCAGGAGAGTGCGCTACAGCCATCATTAAGTTGTGCTGTTTTTTAGATGTGCTTGGCATTATTTAACAAACTTCTCAAAAAGAGCGACAATTAATCCACCAAATAAAACAGCTACTACATTAACTACAGTGTGCATTGTTTTCTTACTAGCAGCATCTTCTGACAGTAAACGTTGAATATCAGCCAAGGACTTTTTAACTTCTTCCATGTCTTTAACGAGTTTGTCCATATCAGCCTGCAAGTGTTCAATGTCGTTAGCGTGGGTAGCCAATTCTCTAGCTGTTTCGATTGGGTTCATGTTTGTCATTTTGAGCCACAATTCCAACGTTTTAAACTAGCTGCCTTACGCGTAGGTCTGCCTTTTTCATCTTTCATCGGACCCGGCATACCAGACATTCTTGCGCAGAATGACTTTTTGCGAGGACCACCTTCAGGTTGTGGGGCTTTTAAATTAGACCCAGTAGCCTTATTATATTTAGCTCTGCCTTTTGCAGTAAGACCGGCCCCTTGAGAAACCGGAAGCTTCTCACCTCTACCGACAGCTAGAGAAGGGCCTTTTTTCTTAGCCATACAAAATTGTTTGAAAGCTAATATTAGTAACTGCAGCGTAAATACCATTTAACGCCAAAATACCTTCACCAGCATACAAAACTTGGAATGGTTGAACCGCTGTACCTGTGTTGTACCCACACATCCAACGGCCTGTAATTGCAACTATACAAGCAGTACTAGTAGCAATAGTTCCAGAGTTTAAGTCAGTAATAGTAAATGTGTTTGCATCAACAACAGTAACTGGATAGTTACCAGCAACAGGGGAAACGCCGCCTACAGCTGAATAAGAAATACCTACATAGTTTCCTGTGCTTAAACCGTGTCCAGTCAATGTAACAGTAACAGTTGTACCAGAACGACCATACGTAGCTGAAACAGGGGCAGAAGGGGCATCAAAAATATCAATACCACCAGCTGTACCTGTACCAAGATACACTAGGTTTTTAAGGCGCGTGCGGCCTTTTACTAAGTAACCAGACCCACTACTATGGGACGACTTGACGTCATATTGCATTGTCATAACTAATCTCCTAAATTTTAAAAAGGGGTCCGAAGACCCCCGGGATTAATTAGTCAGCGTTGCCGTATGGATATACAGTTGCAGTACCCAATGTACCATCAGGCTGTACGTAGTTGATGTCAATGTTGAACTTACCAGCAGTCAAAGCGCCAAGGCCTGTACCAACAATAGCCAATGTAGCAACAACTTGTGAAAGAGTTGCAGGCTGTTGTGCTTGGGTGATGTCTGCTGTAGTTGCAGCCATGTTAGACAAGTTAGCGGCTGTGTAAGTTGTTGTTTGACGACCAGCTGTACCGACAGTAGTAGTACCCAAAGCTACAGTAGCATATGTTGGGGCAGAAGTAACAAAACCGTTAGAAATGTAGATGTTAACTGCGCTTAAAGTGCTGTTAGCTACAGTGATTGCTGTCAAATAATCAACAATAATAGACTCAATTTGTGCGCCAGTTGGCAGATAAAATACTGCGCCACGATAAATAGCAGTAGCTGTATCAGCTGGAATAGAAGCCAAAACAGGAGGGAAAGTAGTAGCTGAAGGGCTATAAACAGGGGCGTTTACGTTAGCATCAGCAGAAAGGATGTTGCCGTTAACGAATTGCTGCGCTGCACCGGGGTAGTACTGAGTACCATTGCCTGTAGCTACGGAATAGTCGACGATAGCGTTCTGTGAGAGACGAGCGTAGCCTACGTTACGTAGTGGGCCAAAACGGTTATTGCCAGATAGAATCGGGCCTTCAAAGGTGGAGCGTGCCATAATAAATTGTCCTATGCAAAAGTTCACCCATACCAATCGTTGCATCGTCTGCTGGGGCAGTCCGGTACAGGTAATCACCCAGTTAGTGCTAGTTTACTCTTTTTTAATTTTTGTGCAAGGATTTTTCAGTAAAATGAGAGAAAACAGGTAACTTTTTGGGGGACTATGGGTAATGAAATTTACAATAAAAAAAGTGGACATCAGAGTCCCGTCAGTTCAAACCACACTACTTTTTCTACAAAAGAAAATACTTCCGGCGGATACGCCGTACCAACCGGACAGGGGTCATTGGTGGATTGCGTATGCGGAGGATGGAAAGCCTGTCGCTTTTGCGGGTATGGTCCGCTCGATCAAATGGACAGATACAGGTTACTTATGTAGAGCAGGTGTAATGGATGGCTTTACTGGACACGGCTTACAAAAGAGATTAATATCTGCAAGAATCAAACAAGCTAGGAAGTTAGGATGGAATTGGTTAATCACCGATACAACAAAAAATCCTGCGTCATCGAACTCGTTAATCAGTGCGGGTTTCAAAATTTATCAGCCCGGACAACCATGGGGCTTTCGCAACGCAATCTATTGGAAATATAAGGTCCACCCAGATGCCGTACAAAGACGCGAACGTAAAAAAAGCCAAACATGCGGAGTACAGCCGTAAGCAGTATTTAGGCAAATATGCCGAACGTCGAGAGCAAATAAACATTAGAAGGAAAGAATTAAAGAAAGAATGGGATACATTTAAATGCACACTTAAATGTGCAAAATGCGATTTTTCTCACCCAGCGGCGTTAGATTTTCACCACGAAGACCCTACCCAAAAAGAAAACGTAGTAAGCAATTTAGTTAGTAATGGACAGTTTAAAAAAGCCTATGAAGAAATAAAAAAGTGCATTGTTCTATGCGCTAACTGCCACCGAATACACCACTACAATGAAAAAAACCCAGCCTTGTGAGCTGGGTTTTTTATTAGGAACATTCAGATTAGAATGAACCTGCAGAGCCCCAAGCGCCGAGTGGATCAGACCAACCGAAGCTGTAACGCTCACGAGACTTGTAACGTACGTTACCTGTGTCGAAGTCGCCGTCCATGCTGTTTTGCAATGGTGTACGCTCAAAGTGCTTCAAGCCGTTTGGAACGTCGGTCAACAAGAACCAAGCGTTTGTGTCGGTCAAGAAGTGGTTAACTGTGTAACCTTCTGGAACGGTACCATTGTTTTTGATGGCGTTGATATCGTTGTTGTTGGTACCAACACGGAGGTTAGTCTCAAGCAAACGAGTTGCA